TAAGGTGTTTTGCAACTAAAATGTGAGCAGCATCTTTACCATATATATCTTTTGAATTAGGGTCAATGTATACATCTAGAGGATTTATAGATTTTATATAAACCTCTCCTTTACCTAAATCTGCCATAGGGTCTTGGTATACATTAAATACTCCCATACCTCCAACATAATAATCATCAATTACTTTTTTTAACTCTTCATTACCTGTTGATTGATCCCATATCCATGAAAACAAATCAGACATAACGCTAGCAGTTTCTCTATCAGAATCTTCTCTTGCAGTACTTCTAAATTGAGGTGAATTGTATGTTAGCAAAGATTTTGCTGTTTCAACGATAGGATGAATGCGATTAACTACAATAGGTGCTTGTCCACGAGCTTCTAATATATCTTTTTCTTCATTTGACCATTGTGCTCCTGCACGGAACTCAACTGCTTCTTGAAATTTAACTGCCCATAATTCACGGGAAGATGAGTATTCTCTGAGTAATTCTTGCGATAATTCTACTTCTTCGTGTATAGCTCCATCATTTCTCTTTACACGACCAGGTATATAACCATAAACGTCTATTAAGTCATTATAGTTTTGACTTCTTGTGTTTTTTTTTCTTTTTTGTATTGTCTCTGGCATTTACCTCTATGTACCCTTCTGGTATTTTTGTGTCCAATACATCATCTAATTCTTTTCGGAAGTTGCGAAAAGCAGACATATATTTAACTAAATCTATTTGCATACAATTACTCCCCTGAAATTAAGGGATTTTTTTTAGACTTGTCAAGTGTTTTTTAGGCTATTTTCCAGTTTTTTGGCTGATATTCATAATAGTCGTCATATTCTAACTCCATATCAGCACCATCGTGTGTAGGTTTGTAGCAGTTTTTGTTAGCATAAAAGAATCCATCTAACAAGTCATCATGCTTACCACGTGGATATAATAACAACTCATCTAACAATGCTTGCATACTTTTTTGTATAAATACATTGCCTTGAGCAAATAAGGGCTGCAAACTCTCTAGCCTATACGACTTGGAGGTCCTTGGATTTTCTTTTATTTCCAGACCAGGAATAAACAACCCTTCATCTGCAGATTTTTCTTTAATATACTGCCTTAACATTTCTTGATATCCAACAGACTCTATCCTTGTTTTTGCACTTCTATTTACTTTAAAGTTTGTAATGATAGAATCTGCCAGATCTAGTGGGGTAGCCCTTTTTCGATAGTAGGGCAAAACAAATCTATTACCATCATAATCAACTGCTATATTAAATATCACACTAAAGTCAGCTCCTCTTTTTGTGCTAGAGGCAGGGTCGACACCTGTAAAGATGTTTACAGGTCTAATCTCATTTACTTCCTCCCCATTTATGGTCGTCAGTATGAGATTCGACAACCCTTGCTCATCCGTCTCTGTATATCCTTCGTAATATTTAATATGTTCAGCTCTAAATAAATTTTCTTCATCACCTGTAATTTGACACAAATACTCTCTATAAAATACAGATACACGATTAATACTTTCTAATTCTTCTTTTTTTTCTATAAGTTTCTCTGCGGGCCATACTTCAGGCCACAATGCTTTACCATGTTCTAGGTCAGGGGCAAAATGCATATTAACCCAACCTTTCATATCTTTCAATGTTTCAACAAGACAACGTTCATGCTGGGGAGTACCAATAACACATACTCTACCTCTGATAGGATCTAATGAAGGAACACCAGATTGTAGCAACCAACGAAGATTTGTTTCCATCGCTTCTGCTGTTTTGGTATTATTTTCATCTTCAGGGTCATCTAAAATTAATAAAGTAGGACGTTGGTTTCCATGTTTGATACCACGTATTTGCTGTCCAGTACCCTTGCATATAATAACGCTACCATCTTTTAGTTCTATCTCAGCGTTTGACCATTTACGTGCAGATTGCATTCCCCAATATCCAAAAAAGTGTCTAAACTCTTGAGAATAGTCTAATACGTCTTTTATTGTTCCTAACAACTTGGTAGCGTGTCCTTGTGTTCTAGATACTAATACAATAACCTTAGGACCCTTATCAAACATAAGGTGATATAATGGATATACGCCTGCCACAATACTAGACTTAGCATGACCTCTTGGAGCAATAATATTAATTTGTTTTTCATCTCTATGTAATTCTTCTATAATGTCGTAATGAAACTTTGGAGATTCACTGCTAAACATGTTGGGCATTACCATACGCCCAAATAACAACATATCCTGTTGCATTTCAAGTAATAACTTCTTTTTATCCACGCAATCTTACTGGTTCTACAATAATATTCATATCTCTAGCTACTTCAAACATTGTTGTCATAAATAACGTTAAATCATCATCATTCTTCGTTCTGATCTTCACGTATTTCGTCAACTTCGCTGATTTTAGTGGCTTTGAGTTTTTTTCTTTGCTCTTCATAGTTTGCCTCAATTTGATGTGTCATATCAACCTCCAAGGACTCTGTCACCTGTTTTGTCTTAGGTGCCATATCTAAAAATATAGATAATTCTTTTGCAGCACGTATCATGTCTGCACTACTTTCTTTAACTTTTGCTACTTCAATAGCATCTTTAATAGTATCTAACACAAAACCTTCATCTACACCCTTTTCTGTTAGTATTTCTTTTAATTTTTCTTCAATCATTCGTTTTGCCTCTTTACTTTTCAATAATTTTTTAACAGCTATAGCGGGGTTTTTTTGGTCAGGCCTGTATATTTTACCTATTTTATCGAGATCTGGCGGTAAACCTGCCATTTTGCACGTTAAATAAGCATCTATAGCAAGCTTTGCTCTGCTTGTTTTTGCTTCTAACTCACTATATGGCTTAGTAGACACATTAGAATAGTTGCTTGATGCATAATGCGGTTCAAACTCTAACCTCCTGTGTTTGCCAAGCCATTGACGACCAAATGGATAAACCATTTCAGTGTTAGTAGCATAGTCATTACGAGCAATACACTCAGAAACATAATTATCGTCACTAATACCATACTCCCCAGGACTACATTCTTGCCAATGCTTATAGCATATTCCAAGTTCATCTGCTTCAATGTCTGTGTATACGCCATAGTTTTTTGGCTCATAGTTATTTATCTTTAGCTTCTTTGTTATCTTGATCATCTTTTTTAGGTTCTTTATAATTTTTTTCCAAATATTTTACAAAATCGTCTTTATCGCCTTTCATCTTTATATATTCGTCTAGGGCCCTATCGCCGTTGAAAACATGTTGCTTCAACTGTTCTAATTGTACTGCAATAGCTGCCATAGTGCTAATTAATTCTTTTGCTGTAGGTTTTTTCTTTTTATTTATAGCCATTATTCCTCATCACGTGTTATCATATCGTTTACTTCGCTAATACCATGTGCAAGTTCTAGTATATCTTGATAAGCTTGGTCAGATACTTTTTGTATAGTAACCATATCAAGCTTATTCAGACGTAACCGTACTCTTTTTCTGTATACATCTAAAAACAACGCATCTATAGTGGTATAATAGTCTTTATTCTTCTTTGCTAATAGATCTTTGGTAGTGTTTTCTCTACCTTCTTTATTTATTTTAGGTAAGGTAGATACTACAAAATTGTAGTTATCCTTAGCAATTAGGGTTTTATACTTTCCCTGCTCTATTTCTAACAAAATATTATCTTTCAAACTTTCCATTAACGTTAATCCTTTACGTAATTAATTATCTTAAATAATTAATGTATCTCTTAACGTTAATATTAACGTTAATACCATACACTATTTAATCTAAATCTCTATCTGCTCTAATTAAAACACCTAATTCTAATGCTTCTTTCGTAACATTAATTTCTACTTCAGCCATCATCATTTCTTTTAGTTTCTGAACGTCAGGATTTGTAGGATCTACGGGTACTTTTTCCCATTCTTGCCCATTCCAACGCTCAAAAAACTCCGCATTAGCAATAGCTTTAATAATATCTTTAGGTAATTTTTTAACCATAGTTATAAAATAAGTCCAATATTTCAAAAATGCAACTAGAATGTGTGTGGGAGATATATATACAACCTACACCGCCCCGAAAGACAATTAATTTACACATTTTAGTTGAAAATTAATCTGATTAAATTAATTGTCCTCACGGGGCTGGCTACGGTTGCCTCACCTCAGTCCTTTCTTGCGAAAGGTTCTAGCTATAATATTAATTAATTAATGAAAGGTTAAACAAAATGGCTAAATTTAATAGAAGTAAAGTTAGTAAAGATAAACTTGCGGATACAAGCGATTTTTATATATTCTCATTTGATTCTAGGGCAAAAGAAATCGAAAATGTTTCTTGTCCTATAAATGAAATAGGCGGTCGTTTATCGCAAGGTTTAGAAGTCAGATTTACATTTAATCCCGATGAATGGGATAATGCTAGATATGATGAATTTCTTGCTAATGAATTAGTTGCTTATGATGTTAAATTAACTAAATCTGAAACTCAAAATGGTTGGTTTAAATCATTAGTTCTAGTTAAATCATAAAGTGTTTGGTGTCTATTCTACATTGTTAGGATAGGCACCTTCTCTTTTCTTTATTAATACCATACACAAAAAACGTGTATACAACTAAAAAACGAGGTAAAAAATGTATATATATTATCCGCACTTGCGTAAAGATAGATTAAAAATGATACAAAGAATTTTTGAAGTAAATGGTTATACAATGACTTTGAAAGATATAACCAATAGATACAATACTAAAAAAAGTCAATATGGATTTATTTGTAAATACAGACATAATCCAAATATGTTGAAAGGAACATAAAATGAAGGTAGAAACTACAATTAATGAGGTAAAACATGGTTGTCGACAAGCCCAAAACGACATCATTAATATTAACAAAGGGCAGGCTAATTTTGTATTGCTATTTTCTGATAGTGAAAAACAGATTGCAGACATGCATTCAATCATTACAGAAAGTGAACACAACAATACTAATTCTAGATCCTATATAGCAATACAGAATTAGTTTACATTGCGGTGTCTTATAGTTACCTCGTAAGGCATCGCAAACTTTAAAATTATCTTATTATCACCATCAAAATGGAGGTGATTTATAATGAGATAATATAAAGGGTGTATAATTTAGTATTTGACAACCTCTACTGCGGATATGTTAAATCAATATAAATCTAGATTATTACATACCAATTTGGTTGTTTATAGGCATGGCGTCGTTGTGATGCCGCAATAATAGTGAGTAATTGCTACGATTGAATTGTCTATAGACAGCCAAAACATAATTAAAAAATAACAACTAACATGGAGTAAAAAATGATAATAGGAAGCGATAAACAAATACATAAATTTAAAAACGAAGTGGATGAAACAGAAAAAAGATTAGGTCATCCAATCAAAATATATAAAGATGACATTGATAAGGATTTTGAAAAAATAGATTTACCTGATTATACAATTATAATGTTAGGTAAACTATTAAATTATATTTGTCATAGACAATATCTTGAAAAGATATCAGCAAAAGATATTGATACATGGCACAATCATGATGTATATGTAAAATTTGGTGATTATGACAAAGATAAAGTAAAAACTAGAGCATTAAAAAACGTAAAAGACAAACAAATTCAATTTGATGATTTAATATATAAATTCAGGTCTAGAGATATAAATCAAGAAACAAGAACTAAACTTAATGATTTAATATTCTCTGAATTATCTTTTAAGAAAATACCACTTGTTAAAACTACATTAGGTAACCTTGTTTCAAATAGATATATGAATACAAGTTATTTAATAGATGGTCAATTACGACAAAGAGGTTGTTCTTCTGGTATATTTGATTGTGATATGTGTTTTAATGAATATATAATAATACCAATAGAAATAATATTACAATTAGATGAAAGACAATCAATATTGTTTCGTAAAGAAGCATACAGAAACAATCAATATGATCCAAACAGTTCAATGAGTTACTTATGGAGAGAGGAGGATATGTAATGATGGACTTAATAATATTTCTTTGTTTTGTATTATTTATGGTTTTAGCAGTGTGCTGCATACAAGCAATAGAAATTACACGATTAAAAGCAAAAAATAATTATCTAAAAAAATTAAATGAAAATTATTTAATGCATAGCAATAATTCTCATTTAGATAATGATTTAATTGCAAATGAAAACGAGGTTCTATGAAATATTTACATGAAGCATTAGTTTCATTTGATGAATTTCATAGAATACTTAATACTATGCGTTATACAGACGCAATAGAAGAATATATGACAGTAGATAGGGTTAATGAAGAATGGATAAAAGATAACAATTTAATAGCAAAAGTGCCTATAAGGGCAATAAAGTCTATTAAACCATTTCGTGGTAGTTATTATTATCCTAATGAAACAATGATTGTTAATTTTCATAAACCCTATCATGTCTATAATGATGGCATACGAATAACTTCTAACGATTTGGTGTCTATGATACATAGGAAAAAAAAATTTCAAATGTTAGATATACATAGAAAAAAAAGATATTTGTATGTAAAATTAAGTGAGGAGTAATGAAAAAAAATGGAAATAATAAAATTCGTCTTAGTGCTCGCAGTAAGCGGAATAGTATTGTGGGTGCTAAACACAAAATAAAGAAGATGACAAAAAACAAAAAAAAATTTAATGATTTTATATTAGACAAAGTAATGGATGATATAGAATCATGGCGTTAGTTGTTATCTTCCTTTCGGTAACAAAGGTGGCTACAGCAATGTGGCCACCACAAATTTGGAGGATATATGCAACATTATTGGTATGATGCTGATGCAGATATTAGGTATACAGCATGCTTACAGTCTGGTGAATTATTGTTAATGCTTATTTTAACAGTAATTGCATGGGAAACAATAAAATACATATTGTTAAAATTAAAATGATTATTAAATACGATAAAAATAGAAATCCATACGTTTACAGTAAACATGGTGTAAAAATAACTAATAAATGGCGTAAAGAAACAGCAGAATACTTTCGTAAAAAGTATGGTTGCTGGTACATATTTAATGGAACTTCTTTACATAACAGTAAAAATACATGGATTGAAAGGTACAGGAAAAAGGAAGTATGAGTTCAAGTAACAATGATATGATACTTAAAGATGTAATGGATTCAATTAAAAAATCTGGTGAACAACTAGAAGCAGAAAAAACTATTACATGGGAAGATTTAGGTGATATACAAGCAAAATTAGTCAAAATTTTATCAGAAAGACTTAAAACTGGTGCTAAAAAATATCATCAAGAACTACCAATATTTACGATTGAAGACAAAGATCGTGATAATTTGTTTGAATGCGAACAAGAAATATTAGATGCACTAAATTATAGCAGTGCTGGTCGCATGAAAGCAGCAGAATTTGTAGATAAACATAAACAAAATGATTATCGAATACAAATGACAAGGGTTATTGCCCATCTATGTTATGCTTTTTTCAATTTAAAGAAAGCGCAACAAATAGAAAATAATATTAATATTAATAATAGAACCCCCGAAGGAGGTATATAATGGCAGATAATGGTCTTACCATTCGTCTAATGTATGGTTCAGCTAATTTTGCTGAAACATCATTACCATCTAACGTAACAACAGTAGCACACTTAAAACAACATTTAGGTAATGTTCCTGCTAATGCGTCAGTAAATATCAATCAAACAGTCGTTATGGATGATAGTACTGAATTAACAGATGGTGCTTCAGTTGCAATCGTTGCTAGTAATAAAACTGGCGGCGTTCCAGCTGTAGCTTAATAAAAACCGTAAAGGGCTAACACAAATCCTTACTACTCTTCTTTAATCAGTTAGAATATCTCATTGCGATTGATGACCTCGTCTCAATCAAAAAGTAAGTTGATAGTTAGCCCTTTACATTAACTTGTAAAGGTAAAAAATGAAATTAGAAATAGAAAATTGGAAACCTGATATTCAAGCTATTGCAGATAATATTAGGTTAGGTCCTCAAAGAGATATATTAAATCTTGTTGATGACATAAACAGAAGATACATATGTACTACATGGATCTCTGGAAATAGAAGTTATTTACGTGATGATTCTATAAAACCGATTGGAGTAACACCTAAATTTAGATTTAAAGCGGGTTACAGAAAATCAATCGTAGATACACTTGTAAGCAGGTTTCATCAATATGATAAACCTGGTTCATTGGAAACTTTATTTAGTAGGAATCACAATACTACATATTCACGAGAAGGATTTCAAGATTTAGTATTACAATTAAATACTAAAATGAAAGATTATCGTGCAAGCGGTTTACAATGGCAAGATAACTCAGAAGTTCTTAAAGAAGCAATTAATGTTATGATGAATAAAATTAATGAACAGAAAGAACTAATAGAGAATATTAATGCCGATAAAGACAATAACTTCACATGTGAATTAGATATTTACACAGCTGATGTTAATAATTTATGGGATGGTACACAGTTTAGTAATGGACTACCAGATGATATAACACAAGAAACAATAGATACAATAGAGTGGGAAACTTCTATGATTGTATTTAATGTTCATATCAAAAATCCTAAATTACGTTTTGTTAAACGTCCTAGCGATGAATCTTCAAGTAATCCATTGCAAACACCTGGTGATGTTGAATATTTAGGTGAATTAGAAGTACCTGATATTAATTTATCATTTGGTATAAATATACAAGAATGGTTAAATACTTTAATTAATCAATGTATGGATATAAGTGAAATTGGTACTCATAACTTTTCATCAAATAGATCAAGAGTGAATAGCACTTACAGTGTAGCAAGTCAACGCAGTATTTATGTGCAAAATCTATACAAATCTGCTAAATGGCATGGTGAAATGAAAGCAGCTAGTAATAGATATTTAGCAATAGGTCCTGGATCATCACCAATGAATAGAGCTGTAGTATCATTTCCTTACATTAGCGTTAATGATGAAGCTAGGGAATTTACACATATGACTGGTCAAGAAGATTTGCATGGTGTATGTTATGGCGAATTAGACACAGCAATAAATTCAAATTTATTACAATTAGAATTTACAGATTTGCTAATGTTTATACCAGCATGGCTAACATGGAATTGCAATACATCAAATCCTTTGAATGGCATATCAAAACTTACATTAGTAGCAGATAAACGACTTTCTAAAGAAGCGTGGGAAGCTATAGGTTTTGATACATTTGATAGACATATGAGATTATGTGATTTATTCGCAGCACATGTTCCTACTTACGAACGCTACGGTGGTACTAGAAATTCAATGGAAGAATCATTATTACAACAAATGGAACTATTTATAGACGGTTTCTATGCTAATAATGAAAGTCATGAAAGAGCATTTCTTTTAGAGTCTATGAGAAATATATATGGATATGATCATAGAGAAGCAAGAGATGTATTTGACGCTGCTACTGAATTAAATGGTAGACAAAACGGTATGTTACAAATCATTTTAGAACATTATATCAATGCTAATTATGCAATGCAAGAATATGTTGAAAATGATTGTTATTACTGGAAAGACACCACAAGAGCTGACGAATTTGAAGAAGTCATGAATTATTTATGTGGTGAAGGAAAGTCTCTAACAGAACAAGTAGAACAACTTGAAGAAGATTTGTTTGAAATGAATCATCCAACTGGCGAACAAGAATCACAATTTGAAGAACCTACTGATGATGATATTGATAGAGATGTACGTGAACGAGAAATGGCAATATGGGTAGCAACCAGAGGAGGTCACAATGGCTAATTTCTATATAAGTCATAAAGATTGGTCAAAGTTGCAAAACTTTGCTCAATATGCTTATGATGAATATAAATCAGAAATAGGTGGATTTCTCATAGCTGAACAAGATGAAAATAATAAATGGAAAATACATAAACCTGTAATACTAAAACAAGAAATTAGTGGTGGTAATACAGTAATAGATAAAGATGCATTAGCCCAATATTATGTTGAAACAGCTATGAAAATGAAAAACAAACCGTTTCAATTCGTATGGTGGCACAGTCATCATGAAATGGCAGTATTCTGGTCTTCGACAGATTTAACTGCTATAGATGAATTTAGTAATGGACAAATGTCTATATCTCTTGTTATTAATTTAAAACAAGAGTATAAATTACGAGTTAATTTATGGCATCCATACAAAATGCATCAAGACGTAGAAATGGATATTATTAACAAACCAGCAAAAAAATCAATACCAAAAAGTATTGTTAAACAAGTTGATGAATTGTGTGATAAACCAACATATGATGTAATTGATACAACCAAATACAAATATGATGGTAATAACTGTTTTACTTCTTCTAATTACAAACAATTAAATATGTTTGGAAAAGATGATGATCCAGAAATGACACAATTAGAATCAGAAGTTGATAATGTTCTATTAGATTATTTAACTAATTTTGATATGGATGAATACAAAACATCTATAAATAAGTTGAATAATAGACTTACAAAAGCAAAAAGTGAATTAAGAGTTGGTCTTGTTGATAAATCAGATGAACAATTCTTACATCAAGCCATAATACAATTTGACGCAGACTTTTGGATACATCCAAAAAATGTTCAATGGGCATTTTTAGATAAATGTATAGAAAGTGAATTAGATTGTGAAGATATGGGTGCTTATGATGTGATAGATTACAATAACAGCTTTAAAGGAGGTATCGATGTTAAGTCAAAGATATAGTAGTATTGTAAGTACATTTCATGAATATACATATCATATATTAGGTTGCGGTGCTATTGGTAGTGCCGCAGCTACTCAGATAGTTAGAATGGGTGGCACACAACTAAAATTATATGATATGGATTATGTCAGTGATGAAAATCTTGGCGTATCTATGTTTCGTGTTGAAGACTTGAAAAAGCCTAAAACAGAAGCATTGGAATTAATATGTAAAACAATTAATCCATTAGTAGATATACAATGTTTTACAAAAAGGTTCGATAATTACATACCAA